AACAATTTCATGTGAAATAGTATCATCAGTTCCATTCGTTTTAGGTATTACAAACTTCGAAGAAACCCATTGACCTTCAGTATAAGGATTACCAAGCAAATCAACAGGAAGTAAATTCATAGCATATCCTGCGGAATGATGGTCAGCATCAGCATATATTTTAAAATCCAAAAATTTTGGACGAATAGATTGAGCCTCACTAATAGCCTCACGATTCATTTTACTCCATGCTCTAAATGACTTTTCCCAAGAATTAGACAAAATCCAAGTATTAGGCAACTGTGCAACACTAAGAGCACCAGTAGCACCAGAAGGAGAAATTACCTTAAATCCAGCAACTGCCCAATTAATCCCCTGCCTGTAAAAACGGCGATTAATCAAACTTGCACACTGCGACAAATCAATTGTTGATGTAGCAGCACCATCTGGTAAAGCAAAAGCCAAAGTTTGTACAGCAGGTTGTATCTTACTACCACGGGTAGATTTCCGGCGGGCCATGATTATTCTTCTTCGCCCACGGTTAATAAGGGTTTCATCAATGATGACTCATAAACTGCTTTTATGGATCGCCAGTGTGTAAAATAACACTCTGGATCGAGAGCACATATCTCAGCAGGAGTAAGACCTTCCCGCAGGAAGGCAAGTGCTCTTTGTTTTGGGGAAAAAGCAGCTGGCTTTTCCTTTCGCCATTCTCCAATTTCAGTCAAAGACTTTACTCTGGAATCCGTTTTACGACAATAGTCACGGGCTACCTCTCGGCTACCCCTACGGAAATCCAGATTGGATGGCATTATCTTGTACACTTCACTCCTTCTCTTAGAAGTAGCCCATTCAGTGTACGCTTGTATGTGAAGACTCCCCGTATCCGCTCGTTCAATCTGACCGACGGCATACTTCAAGCCGGGAGCATCTGTGAGTTCCTCCCAGAATGTTTCTAAGGCGTCAATAAGTTCCGCTTCATCATCAGTGGCCTCATATCCTATATGTTTAGGCCATACCGTAGAACACCAATGGCGTTTCTGCTGATTCATTTAAAGTCCTCCAATGTACGCTGTTTAAGATCACACTGACATTGAAACTCCTTGTACAAATATTTACCAGGAGTAAGATGACCATAATATTGATTACAAATAATACAAAAATTGTCCTCGTCATGGACAATCACAATCTCAGTCATCTCCAACACCCACAATATGTGTAACCACATCTAATACATGGGGTTGGGCTGTTAATCTTCACAATCACTTTCATGCTCTCTGTCACTCGCATGTTAAGTGTTAAGAGGGGGGGGGTAATAATACTAACGCACAAAATGCGCCAGTTGCCCCCCCATTTCGACTTCGTCGATTCAGTGGAACCGATCCGTTTTCGAATCGACCCAGTCTGAAAGATAGTCATCATGCATCATGATAACCTCTGCAATTTTACCAGAACCCCATACTGCAAAAAGCATAGGGTTCTTCAAATATCCAATTTGCCGTTGCCTTGGTAAAGCCAAGAACTCACGCCCTGGATGAAAAGAAGTCTTTACCCAATGTTGGAATAAAGTACGGTCAGGTCCATCACCTAATCGAGAAGATTGAAGTGATGTAAGTGCTTTCCGTGATTCACGATTGGAAGCTGCATGTTCACGATGAGAACTATATGTTTGCTGTTTTCTAAGCAAAGCAATATCATTAGAATATTCCATAGATTCTATAATATGTCCACCAATTTCAAAATAACTCGTCATTCAATCCACTCCTTTTCGCAGTCAATACACTGACAATGTACTACACCATAGTGGGGAATTTCCCAACGGTGTATATCTCCTGACCCACAACGAGGACAGGGATCAACCATCAATATCGCTTCCTATACGTACGCTTTTGAGTAGGGCGTCGAGAAACTGGTTTTTTAGTAGCAGACATAACCAATTTCTTAGTAGACTTGCGTTTATTCGTATAACGATAACAAACTAAACCATAATGGTCAGGATGTTTAAAATTCTTTCCGTATGTATATTTGGCCATTAGAAGCACACTCCAGTGAGTTGGCCAAGAATACGATCACTAACACCGAGGAGGTGAGCGAGAATAACCATGCCTAGATATTCCAAACGGTTATTTTTCAGATGTGACAGAATACTTGATGCAGTAAGCGTATTCTTGACAGTTTCAACGGCAGCTTGTTCTTTCAACATAAAATCACATCTCCGTCATAGGTTCACAAAGATAACCACGATGGTTACCAGGAATTAAATCAACTACCAAGAGTGTTCCCGGTGAATCAATGTTAGATGCAATTCGAATTAAACCACAAGGGAAATTGCCTCCTTTCAAATGTGTAACGCCACCAATAGTAGTACCAGACACAATTGCTGAGTCATGATACTGCAATGTAGGTCCTTGGTTAGCACCATTAGGATACATAGTGTCAAGATTTGTACCATCATTTTCGAATGGATAAGGTGCAATCTTATTGTCAAACCGCATATCTTCGATAACATCTGCAGTTTGATCTGTGCCTTCATTAAACAAAGCACCAAGATAGTTTTGAGGAGTTGAACCACTAGCCAACAACGCATCATCAGGCATATTTGGATCTAAGATATCTGGCAAAGCACGGGAAGCTGCATATCCTTCGATCAGCGAAACAGCGTTAAGACCGCTTGCCCCAGTTCCGGGGTAATTCGCACCAACAGCAACAATTTCATGTGAAATAGTATCATCAGTTCCATTCGTTTTAGGTATTACAAACTTCGAAGAAACCCATTGACCTTCAGTATAAGGATTACCAAGCAAATCAACAGGAAGTAAATTCATAGC